GGTGATGGAACTAAATTGGATGACAAGAATGTTATCGCTAAGTTCAATCCTAAAGGTGAATCTACACCAGCACCTCAGAAACTAACACCTGTCCCGGAAACACCTGTCGAAGCTGTCGCATCTACTGATGACGATGACGATGGGTTTGATTGGGACAAGTAAAAGAATTTCATCGCAGAGTTGCGTATACAGGTCAGGAGAGAGAGGGACTTTGTGATGAAATACCGAGCTGTAGCTAATGCTCTCAAAGACCTGAGTAATGCTTCGCTACTCCTCGCCTTCATTATTATAACGTATATGATAATGTGTTAATAATACACAAGGAAAAACATGGAAGAAGATTTTATAAAACTCTTAGATAAGAGAACATCAGATCTAGTGATGCAAGACCTAGCCAATTGTATTGATGGCTGGAGCAAGCTTGAGATGGATTCTGAGACCACAGTCGTTACGCTTTTACAGTTCACTGTAGAGCTAATACTAAGACACTCAGACAATACCTTTGATGCTATGGGTCTTATATCCGGGGTGATTCTAGAAAAACTAGAAAACAATGAGATTGACCAGGATCTTATGCAAGCCTTCTTTGACTTCAATGAATCACAGAATAGTTCAGTTCACTAATGAAACTAAGATACTACCAAAGGGATGCAATAGATTCCCTACACCATTGGTTTGAAACCAAACCATCTAACGAACATGCTCTAATTGCATTACCCACCGCAGCCGGGAAGACGATTATCTTCTCTCACTTCATTAAAGAAGTGTTGGCTAAAGATCCTGGAGCTAGGTTTATTGTCTTAGCCCACAGAAAAGAATTAGTAGATCAAGCAGAAAAGAAACTTAAGTCTGTATGGCCTAATGCTCCGGTTGGTGTATTAGCAGCTGGACTGAAACGCTTTGAGCATGATGCACAGATATTGATAGCCAGTAGAGATACATTGGCTTCACCCAAAAGACTAGCCAAGGTTGGCAAGTTTGACTACATGATTATAGATGAGGCACACAACGTACCGCCTACATCACACACCAGGTACCAAAAGATTATCACTGAGTTATCTGATCGTGGAGACATGAAGGTTATGGGTTGTACTGCAACACCATACAGAATGGGTCAAGGATACATATACGGCAAGCGTAAGGATCATTTCTTTAGAGGTCTAGCCTATACCGTGTCTATCCCAGAATTGATCAGAGAGGGCTTCTTATGTAGGCTCTCTGCCTATGCCGTAAACGACAAGGCTATCATTGATGCTGGATCTGTCAGCTTGAAGTTTAAGAATGGAGACTTCAGAGAGAAAGAACTAGAAGAAGTGGCTATGGTAGATGAGACTATAGTAGAGGTGGTAAGTGATTGGATTGATAACGCTTACACCAAAGGCAGAACGGCAACAGTATTCTTCTGTGTATCAGTCTTACATGCTGAGAAGATGACACAGTATCTAAAGCAGTATGGTATCAGCTCCGCTGTTATTACCGGGGAGACACCTAGCAAGGAACGTAGTCAAACACTAGCTGACTTTGAGTCTGGCAAGATCCATGCGCTTTGTAACGTTGGTGTCCTGACAGAAGGATGGGATGCCCCCAGAACAGACTGCATAGCATTACTTAGACCAACACAAAGCGTAGGACTGTACGTGCAGATGTGCGGTAGAGGGATGAGGATCCACGAAGATAAGAGCAACTGCTTGCTTCTAGACTATGGAGAGAATGTTGCTAGACATGGATGCTTGGATGAAGTCTCGCCCGGAGCTACTGAAAATAGATACCATCCTAAGATATGTGCATCTTGTAATACGATCAACTCACCATCAGCTAAAGAATGTATTGAATGCGGACAAGTCTTTGAGGCAAAAGAAACTAAGTCTCTGTGGACTAAGAAAGAAAGAGAGGTGGCCAGAAGAACTAAAGCGGAGAAACAAGCTGTACTTTCAGATGAGAGGGCTAAGTCTAAGCCAGTCTTCAAACCTGTTACAGATATCTATGCTACGGTTACTAAGTCTAAGAACGGCAGTGATTACTGTCAGGTGATCTTTACAGTAGGCAATGAGTTCTTTCCTAAGAAGATGCCACTTATGTTTGGACACCCTACCGCACACAACATGGCGGTGCGTAAATGGAAGAAGATTACCAATGAATGGGGATCTCCCAAGCAAGCCTGGATGGCTGCCGAATTAATAAACAATGGAGCCTTTGACTCTATATCTGAGATAGTTGTGCAAAAGCAAGGTCAGTATGAAAATGTCATTGGTATCAGAAACAAAAAGAATGAGAGAATAAAGTTATGACAATCGTTCATGAACTACTAGATCAAGTTGAATTAGATGAAGAACAATACCAAAGATTCTATCTAGGTATCAGTGGCATTGGTAATCCTAACCAGCGTTTAGTCTGGATGCGTTACCGTTGGTTGATGCCAAATGATTGGGAGCCTAGAGTCCTACGTCTATTAGACCTAGGTAACGTAGTAGAAGATGATCTTATTAAGAAGCTTAGAAAGATACCTGGTGCTTCGATCTATGACGTAGATAAGAACGGTAAGCAGTTTGAAACTAAAGCCCTAGGAGGGCACGTTAAAGGCCATATAGATGGTGTAGCAAGTAACCTTCCGGGACTAGACCAAGACAACCCATATCTATTAGAGTTCAAGACAGCTAACGACAATCGCTTTAAGAACCTAAATAAGATAGGAAGCTATTGTGAATGGTCCGATGAGTACGCTGCTCAGTTACATTTATACATGGGCTTCTTTAAGTTTAAACATGCCATAGCTATCGTCTACAACAAGAACAACTCAGACTTATATACTGAGATCGTAGAGTTTGATAAGGATCTCTTTAATGCTTTGATTGAGAAAGCTAAGAACGTTCTGCTATCTGAGTCACCACCAGAGAACTACATACCTGAGACTGACTATCGCATCCGCAGTTACATGACACCAGGTCAACAGGCTTCTTACTTGGGTAGAGCATTGCCCGAAAAGATTCACTGTCGCTCATGTCGGTTCGCAAAAGTAGATATAGATAAGAAAGATGCTCACTGGCATTGCACTCAGCACGATAAGAAGATCAGTACAGACCGTCAGACTAAAGGATGCAATCGTCACAACTACATTCCAGAACTAATACCAGCTACGCTTGTAGAACAAGATGCAGACATTGTTGTGTATGAGAAGGATGGCTTTAGATTCGTCAACGTACCAGCCAACAAACACTCTGAGGACAATAACTTTTATTCTAGTGAAGAACTAATACAAGTGGTCAACTCCGGGTTCCCTATGGATATATTAAAGAAAGCAGAATGGATTAAGAAATGCCTACAAGGAACGATAGTAAAGATTAAGCCTTGGGTTGAGACGGGAGTTCCGTTTTAGTTATCTGTAGCTCGCACCTTGGATTGTCCTTGTCCACACCACCAAAGATATACACCACTTGTTTGACTTGATTGAAGCTGTCATCCTCCAGGATCTTAGCTTTGACCAAAGCATCACACGCAAACTTATCTATGATGGAACAAGGGTTACTTATATCCAGTCTTCTGTTGCTTCTAGCATAGTAGGTATAGGTTAGGGTTACCGGCTCAGAGAAACTATCAAAGCCCTCTAGCCTGGGTACAAGGTTATCCGAATAAATTCTTTTAGCTGTAGACAATACCCGGTAATGAGCGTTGCGATAGTTGTTGAGGTTGAGAATGAACTTCTTATTTTTTGAGTAGAAGACTTCTAGTGGTAGATCTATTTCCAAGCTTAAGGTTTTCCTGTAAGAATTTTATTCAGCTCCTCCTGTCTAAGAACATCTGATGCTCTTGTTGCTGAAGGACGTGTAGATTGTACTCCAGGATCTGAGAATTGTCCTTGTAAACTTTGACCTGTTAAGTCCGCTTGAGCTAAACCGATATCTCCTATCGGTATTGGTTGAGCAGCTTTTCTTTCTGTGCCCTGTAAAGCAAGACTGAGAACATCTTTATTAATCTGACTTGGATTAAACAGTCCTTGCATAACCATATCTCTGTTAGCTACTTTAGCAACCTTAAGTTGTTCGTCTATTTGTTTTTCATCTAAACCAAGAATTCTAGCGTCTTCTATAGCTGTATAAAGAGTTCGTAAAGAATTATATCTAGCCTCATTAGTGTTGATGTATCCTTTAACAAAGTCTTGGTCATCTCTTGCGTTATTAGATCTTAACAACCTGTTGTATTCATTGGTCGGTTCTCTTATAGCTCTCTTGGCTTC